CGCAAATCCCTGATCTCTGCAATCAGGCGGCGCACGTGATAGGGTTGGTGTGATTGGCCTTGACAGTAAATATCAGCCCATTCATCTCCGTCAGCATCTTGGTTAAAAAGATGCTCAATCTCCCGCAGTTCTTCCTCAGTCATCATTCCACCCACAAATAAGCCAGCACGAACGCCATTGATGCGTAGTGTATCGCTTGGTCTAGGAGTTCTGGAGTCATTTCTTCTCCTTTAGGCTGCGGATTTCATCGGCGCATTGGTCGCAAGCATACTCGGCCTGTGTATACGTGTAATGAAGTGGGCCACGAACTTCCTCGCACACCTTTGCAGCTTCCTCCAGCGCATCTGCGCGGGCGGTTGATAACGCCGCCTCAAGCTCGGCCTCTTTCGCTTCAGCCTTCAGCATCCGCCTGTCAGCGATTTCGAGTGCCGCCTCAAGATCGGCTAGCTTTTGCTCGGCGGTCATGACTTTCCTTTCGTCGGCGCAGGGATTAGCGGAGTAGCCGTCGCGCCACTATTTGTCAGGTCGTCGATTGCTTGCGGGTCGTCTAGACTGTCTACCGGATATTGGCTATCTTCCAGTTCGATCATCCACGCCACCGGCTCCGCATCCACCAAGCGGATGGCGAGCTTGGCTTGGTTGCATACCCATGAGGCAAGTAATTTTGTAGCAGGCGCAAGGTCTGACAGCGCCGCCTCAAAACGATCTACTTGTTCGTCCGTCAGCGAAGGGGCCGCAGACTGTGCGGCTCTTTGCTCCACCGGCACCAGCTTATCCATTATTGCGCTCCTTTTCGATGGCGGATTCTTGCAACTTTGAACCTACGTCGCATGACAAAACAGATTCCGCACAGTCTGCACACCAAAACTGGTGCTGTGCAAACTCTTTCCAAGCGTCACGCTCCACCTTCAGCGCGGCGACTTCTTCCTGCGCGGCGGCGAGTTCGCGCTCAAGTTGGCGGGCGAACTCGGCGTCCACGATAAAGTCTGAGGCTAGAGTAGTTAGGTATGCTGCAACATCCGTCCTCGGCGTATTCATAACCCCTCCAATTTTGACAACGCCATCCGCAACTGCTTGTGTGCGTCGGTTTGTATGCTCAATGCGTTTACATTCTGCGCAGCCTCGCACAGGTCGGCTATGGCTTCCACATTATCAAACAGCATATCTTCAAGGTCGCGTTCTGCGTCGTAATTTCCATCTTCTGCAATTTCAATTAATTGCATCAACTTTTTCGCAAATGTCATTTCCGCCCCCTAACTTTATGCCGCTCAGAATAATTTTGCATGGTCTTTTTAACATCTGTCTCAATCGATTTTGTTGGAACAAAAGGAAACTCAAGCACGTATTTTTCCCTTTGCCTCAAATACTCAATTGCGTGATGCAATTTTTCCTCAAGCATTTTTGTCTCCTTTATGTCAGAACATATAACGCAGCCGCCCCTAGTTCCTCCGCTTGGCGCATGCTTTTCGCATACTGGCGTGGTTGCCTTGAGTCCAGCGATGATCTGCTCGGCGGCGGTGCGGAGTGCGTCGTAGCCTTTCTTGGACACCCATTCTGCTGCGCTATCAATTCCCTGAACAGACTCAGGCGCGAATTTGCTCATTTCCGCTCCCTAACATTTTGTCTCCTGTCTCAAGTGCCGTTACCGCAACTGCCAAAGCACTCCATATATGGGATTTCATGCCGAACAACGGGCCTTGATTCTTTTTGGTTCCGACTTCGCCAAACTTGTCCAAAAGAGCCTGCCGAATATTGGCGTCCTTTGCTCTCGGACTTCCGCACAGGTGGATTTTTACATCGCGGCGAAAAATCAATTCGTGACTCAAGGGATTCCTTGCCTGAATAAATCGACCGATCCATAAGCACGTTTCAAACACTTCGCGGCCTACTGCCATGCCGTAACTTGCAATCATTTCGATTGCCATTCGATCACCGGAAAAGAGTTCCGCTTGAGCCAGCATTTCTTCGTTGCTTGAAATGCCGCACTCAATCACGCGCTTTCCGTCAAATACAACCCAACCGCTTTCTGTAGTGCCGGGGTCTATCGCAAGGATCGTTGTCTGCTTGGGGATAACGGAGGTCATTTAATCAACTCCATTTGCCGCTGGTTGTAGATGCCTCGCAACTCGGTCTGGTGCTTGGCGTTTTCAACCGCGCTGATTAAGTCGGCAGCAACAAAAAGTTCCTCGGAATTCTTTGCCTTTTCCAGCTTGTCAGCTACCTGCGCGTAGGTATACGCAACCGGCTTTGTGTCCTCTGCCGTAACGTCTTTGGCATTGTCGCCAGCAATCTTTTCTGCGGCTTCCGCTGCCGGTGCCCAAGTGCCTTCAATTGCGTCTTTGACGGTTAATCCCTGATTGCCCATTTCAGACGCATCGCTCAACTCTATTGCGGCAACCAATTCTGCCGATGCGGGCATGTATTTTAGGACTTGCAGCAGAACAACCTTACGGGCGTACATTTCCTCGTTTTCAAAGGAGTAATGCCGCTTGCCGACCTTGTTGTACCGGTCGCGGTGCTTCAACACCTTTGCAATAGACCAGATTTCGATAATCGGCCATTCAGCGCCCTTTGTGCGGCCTACTGCGTAAACGTGTGTTAGGACTTCTCCGGCATCGCCTTGCTTGTGCTTGATATAGGGGGAATCGCCAAGTGCGTAATCAACCTCGTCGCCTTCATACACTGCGCCTGTCCAACAGGTTCCTTGACCGCTGCGGTTTACAAGTTCAACCAAGCCTTTCCAGCCGGGCACAAATTGGCACTCGCTACCGTAGGGGATCAGATAGGCGCGGCCCATCGTATCCGGTTCCAGCCCAAGCTGTGCGGCCTGAATAACGGCGGCGAATACGCTGCGCGGATCGCACTGCGCCAGCTTCGGGGTGCGCCGGAAAGCGGTAAGCGCAATCCTTGCCATGCGCTCACCTGTCAAATGCTTGGGCAGTGCGCGTTGAATCTCCGGCAGAAACGCCTTGAGCATTGCGGGAAAGGTATTTGGCGCTTCGTCTTTCTTCTGCAACTCGGATTTAAGTGTTTCTTGGGTCGCCATGCTTATGCTCCTGTGTTTGTTCGTTTTGGATAAGGCTTAATCAAATGCTGGATTGCCTTGTGATGATTTTTTTTGGTTATTGCCGTTCCGCGAAAAGCAAAATAACGATGCTTGCTGTGTTGCCTTACTTTTTTAACGTCAGGAAAAATCTTTTGTATTTCCTCAATCTTGGTGCTTCCTACTATTTGCCTGATTGAACGGGCCGTCATTATTTTTCCGCGAACAAGCCAACCATCTCTATCAAGCCGGCGCGACTTCACGTTCGGGTTGCCGTCACGCATGGAGCCTATATAGTGAAATCCGCAAGCCTGATATATGGTTCCAATCTCTCCGGCGGCTTCGTCCGTTGTTGCCGTAATTACCTCGTATTTCTTCGGCAGCAAAGCCATGCTGTTACGGATCAGCTTGGAGCCTGAATGTGGATGCGCCCAATGGACACACGCCCCACGGGAAAGCAAAATCATTTTTCCCTCGAAACCATATTTAGACCAATCAGCGCCCGCCTTTCCGGATTCGCGGGAAAGTTTGCCCAAGTTTTCGGAATATTCGGGGCCGTAAACAACGCAGCCGCCGCAAATCCCATCAAAGAAAATACCGAAGCAATGCCAAACGACGGCAGGCATACATCCCAACCATTCGTATTCAAGAATGATTTTTTCGGCCATTGCTCGGTCAATCTCTTTTACTTCTGCCGTTTTAATGTCTGGATCAATGCCTTCCCACCAGCGCCCAAGCAAATCCCCGCCTTCTTCGGCTTTGGATTCCCTTATTTGACGCTGCCATGCTTTCATTACTCAATCCGCCAGATTCGGGCGTTGCCGTACATTTTCCGAAGCGTAAATTTCCGGCCCGTTTTTCTGCGACAATTTTGGGAAGCGGTATGCAGCCGTGCATAGTCCTCCAATGGACAGGTAAAGGACTGATTTACCTCCATCGTGTAAAGCTGCGGAAAAACAAACTGCTTTCCTTTTCTCTCCGGAATCGGGATTCCGTTTTCGAGTTCGATTGTTTGCATTTTCATACCTTCAACAAAAAGCGGCGTGTGCCCGCTGTGATTTTTGAATACTGCTCATATAGGCCTGCGGCCTTCAGTGCGTCCGTATCTACGCGCCGGCCTTCTTTGGACAGCTTCCACGTTGCCAAAACATCGCCAGATGGCGCGGCAAGGGTCGAGGCGTCGCCCATTTCCTTCTGCAATGCCGTGATAAGCCGATCCTCAAGGGCTTCTGCATCCGCGAGCTGTTTCCTTAACTGGCTCAACTGCTGCGCCACTGAGGCAACGGATTGCGGCGCTAACACAGTGCCGCCGTTGTCGCGGGGGAACAGTCTGCGGGTTTCTTCGGGGTCAATCGGATCAGGCGCTTCGCGTTCTACGACCTTGCGCCAGAATCGTTCTTCCCGTTCGACAACCATATCAGCGGTGTCCTGATTAATCGTTATCGGGTAAACCTTGAAAGATTGCCCGCCGAACAGTACGGCCAAGTCAACACGTTTCACGCCGTAAACCACGGCTTCATGTACGCACTGGACAAGGCAATCCATCGGAACATCATCGCTGCCGTCGTCGCCAAATTCGCGCTGCCGTGACGAATGAAAGTTCTTCACTTCCACAAGCGTCTGATTGTCAGGAGTAACGTAATCAAAATGGCTACCCATGAAAGCGATTTTCGGATGCCAGAGCGTTGTTCCTTCCAAGTCCTTGAGCCGTGTTTCATATTTCTCCTCGTATAGTCGGGCGATCACTGGTTGCATTATCAATCCGAGTTTCATTGCTTCGGATTCCTCAAAAGGCATGGGATTACCGGTTTTTTCCATCCATACCTGTACCGGACTGCGATATTTGCTTAGTCCTAAAGCGGGCGCGGCATCGGTTGCAAAAATGCCGGCCTTTCGTTCTTCAAGTTCTGCGTCTGTGAGACTCATTCGGTTTCTCCCGTTGTTTGTTGGATCATTTCCGGCAGGCTTCTTACTTCGTACCAAATCCCCTTTTCGCCGCAATACCCGCCGCCCTCGCGCATAATTTCCAAATTGGTGATGTGCAATTTCAATTCTGGGTACTTAGGCTTTCCCGTGACGAGATTAATCGGCGGCGTTCGGATGATATTTTCAGGGTGCCCGCAATAGGGATCGAAAATACTTGGAAATGGGAATGGCGGTTTATTCCTGTAATGCTTGCAGTTAATGCAGACTTTCCATTCGGTGCTCATGTGTGCCTCTCCTTGTGTAAATCGACTATATACGGGTTTTTTGCAACATTCAAGCGGTAATTTCACGCGGCAACAGATCAAGCTGTATCGCGTATCGGTATCGCTTCACTTTCGCGCCGGTCGGCGTTTCCTCCCAAGTGCTAACTACAGGCTTTCCGAGTTCGCGCCTTAGCTGGCCCACTCGTTGGGACAGTGCATAACAACCAAAAGCGGTAATTGCTTCGGTCACTGTGAGACTCCCGCCTGCGCGAAAATAGGCGTCGAGTTTGTCCAGTTGCTTGCGGGTACGATCGGGGGCCGGCTTCTTGCGCGGCTGCGTCGGAATACTGAGGATTTCTTGTGCAAGGTTCATATATAAACTCCTTTTAGAATAAAAAAGTTTCGGGGCGGCTCTAGGCTTTACGGCTGGCAAGGGTGCGAAAAAACGGTCGAAATTCATGTAAGTGGACGCTCACTTTCTGCAATCCGAATCATCTGCGCCAAGTCCACGGGGGCGGGCCGGCACAGGCTGTAAATGCGGTCTCCGGACAGGCGGCAGGCGCGAAGCCGGATGCCCGGCTGCGTCGGCGTTGCCACTGTGAAGGCATGAGCACACACGGTGCACAGTTCGCGGCGCTCTTCGGGGGTCATCGGGTGGCATCCTTTATCATTTGGGATAGGGGCGGCGGTTCATACATGCGGCACGGTTGCCAATGTTTAAGCGCCATTTCGTACAGGGTCATGCGTACCTGATGGTCATCGCAGGTCGGTACATGCCGACATCCGGCGCACAATTGCACCGGATCGCGGGCGGCGGGGTTGGCTTCGCGGTCTGTCATGCCAACACCAGCGGCACCACTTGACCAAATGCGGGCTGCGTCTGGTAGCGGTTCGGGATTGCTGCCCATATCGTGGGGTATTCGGTCGGCTCCGTTGGCGCGGGGCCGTCCAAGTCGGTCAGATAAACAAGTGCGGCGGGGGCTTCGTGCGGCATGTTCTCGGCGACCCATTTGAAAGGCGGGCGAAAGTCCGTTCCACCACCACCATGCGGCGTCAGGGTGGGCAAGTCGTCAGGCGCGTAGGTCTGCGGCTCGCCGTTTATCTCGTCGTCACAGTAAATAATTGTCACTGCACGGGGGCGAAAGTCGGCAACAGCGGCGCGAATCTTGGCATTAAAAGCGGCTAGAATTTCGTCGTTGATGCTGCCTGAAGTGTCGATAGCTATTACCAGCGGCGGGCATTCCTCACCATCGATGCCGGCGAATAGGCCAGCGTGTAGCAGGCGGCGGTTCAGTCTGCGCCAGCTATGTTCGAGCGGGCTGCGCTCCAACAATTGCGCCAGCGCTTGGTACAGGTCTGGGTCTTTCGGGGCGGTCAATGATTGTAAAAAGCGGCGGCTATTGGCGCTGCCGTGCCCGGCCATTTCAAGAGCCTGCGCTATCCGCGTGATTCGGTCTGTGAGTTCTGCGGCGGCGGCGCTGCGTTCGTCGTCAGTCTCGGCGGGGTAGGGTTTAACGTCGTTGTGTCGGTCGCCTGCTTTGCCTGCGGCGGGCTTTCCGTCGTCGCCTTCGTCGCCTTCGTCGTCTTCATTTGCGGCGCTGTCGCTGTCGCCGTCGCCGTCTGAGGCTTCGGTATCATCCGGCTGCGTGTCGCCTTCCTGCGGGCCGTTCTCGTCATCCTGCGGGCCGTCGGCGCTGCCTTCCTGTTCGGCGTCGTCGGGCTGGTCGTCGCCTTGTTGTTGCTCGTCCGGCTCCGGCTGCGGTGCCTGCGGTTGCGGTGGCGGCGGGGTCTGTTCGTTTTTCAGGAGGGTGTAAATTGCTTCCCATGCCATACCGTCGAATTTCGGATTCCTGAGCCAGCCTTGCGGGATTGTTCTACCGCATTCTTCTACCCATTGATTCGCGGCATAGTCCATCGCTTGATTAGCTAAGTCGTGCTCCTGCGTCTTGGGGTCGAAGCGTACGGGGTGCAACAGTGCGGCGTGGGCGTATTCGTGCAAAAGGGTTGTTTCGAGTTCGACATCGCTCACGCTGTCAACGTACTCGGGGCGGTATAAGCACTGTTTACCGTCCGTTGCCATTGTTTCCAGCGTATCGGTCGGCGTGTGGTTCAAGCTGTTGCCAATTTCGGCCAATAGACCGCAGTTGCCTGATTGCATCAAACGCAGGCGGGCGGCGGAAATGCGGAAAGCGGCGTCGGTTGGTGTGTGCATGGTGGCGGCTCCTGTTAGGCTGCGCGGATCGGTGCGGCGAAGAGGTCGAACACTTGCGCGGGGGCGCTTGGCGCTTGCGGTACGGGGGCAGGGGCGGGTGCTGCTGCTGTCGGGGTGGCAATGCCTAGGTGTTGCGCCATCGTCGCGCAAATCGACGATGCGGCGCTTGTGGCGCGGCTGCGGGCGGTCGGATCGTCGCGAAGCGTCTGCGGGTGGATGGTTGCAAGTTCGGCGGCTGCGCGGTCTGCGATTGCTGCCAGCGTCGGATCGTTGGTGATGTTCAGGCCGGGCAGTATCGTTAGCATGTCTCGCAGGTTGGTAACTATCGTGTCATTAAAGCGTTTGATGTCTCCTGCTTCGTACTGCGGCAGGGTCGCGCTGATGCGGTTAATGTGTGCGTAAAGCTGCTGCCAGACATCACGCATAGCGTCTGCAATGCGGGCATTGTTGCGGGCGTCGATTTCTTTGCGGATTGCGTCGGCGTCGGCGTCGGTTAGATTGGCGCGAAAGTCTCCGGCAGTCGGTAGCGGGTCGAAGTCAAAATCAAATGAAAATTTCTGCGCTACGCGGCTGGCGCTCGGAAAATCGGCATCGTCGAACAGGGTCCCTAAGCTAAAGCGGGCGCGGTCGCGAGCTTGCGAATAATCTGCAATAAATTCGTCTACAGCGGCCTTAAATTCAAGCGCGTGATTTTGAAGTTTCTTGTTCAACTGTTGCCACAAGTCAACGGACAGGATTCGCGGGCCATTGTCTGACCAAGGAAGCGTCAGAGCGTAGTGGTCTGCGCGGGCGGCGCTTGCGATTGCCTGTACTTTTTTCAATGCGGCGTCCTGTCCGGCCAGCAGGTTTTTATTCACGCGGGCGGCGTCGGCGGCGGCTCCGGCGTCCGTGGTTGTTTTGCTAGTCGCTGCGCGGTCGAGCTTGCGGGCTGACCATATCGAGATGGAAAGTGCGCAGAGCATTGTCGTTTGTGCAAGTGTGGAAGCGTTCATTTTTTAGTCTCCTAATGGATGGGCTGATTATTTGCAAAATTGGGCAAGGGCGGCGAAGCGGGGATTGCGGGCAAAGCTGTTAATAAACTCTGGAGTCCGTGCAAGCTGCGGGGTGTGGCGTGTGGCGGCGTTCATCGCGAATACCGTTAGTTCGTCTCCAAGTCGGCAAAGAAAAGGGATGGCCCACTGTGCAAAGCCGTTCGGGTTGGCTTGGGCTTCTGCTTTGGCGGCGGCTGTGGTTGCGGCTAGAAACCACCGGGCGGCGGCGTCGTCTGGTATGGTGCATCCGTTCGGGTCGGTACGCATTGCTTCAATCGTCGGGGCTAATTCTGAATAAAGCCGAACAAATGAGGCAAATTTTTGCCCGATGCCATAACCAAGGGTGCCGCAAAGCATGGGCGTCAGGATGTCGGGCGGGATGCGTCCTGACTGTAAATCGCGGCTGACCATTTCCCATGAGCGGGGGCAGGCATACGTCTCCTCGGGGGATTTCGGATCGAAATTAAACCAGTCGGTTCCCTTCGTCATTGAATGGTAAGCGGTCACAAATTCGTGCCAGCCGGCGTTAGTCGCGTAGGTTAAATGTTCGTCGGGAGCACAGATGAGGCGATAGTGTTTAAAGCGGGATGCAAGCGGCTTCGGCATGGAATTTACAACGCCTCCGGATGCGGCCATGTTGCCAGTCGCGACAATGCGGCAGTCGGCGGGCAGTGTGTAGGAGTTTAGGCGGCGTTCTAGGATCAGCCCGTAAAGTGCGCCTTGCATCATGCGGGCTGCGCCGGGCAGTTCCTCGATGACAAGCGCCCAAGGTTTCGCGCTGTTCGACGGCGGCAGGTCGGCGGGGGCTGTCATGCGGGCGGGTTCGTGGGGGCGCATTTCGTTAACGATGGGATAGCCTTGCAAGTCGGGCAGGTCTTTGATGAGTGCTCTAAAGTCGCAGTATTCGCGGCCAGCGGCGCGGGCTTGCTGTTCTGTAATGCGGCTTTTTCCTAGGCCACCGTCTCCCCATATCATTATTGGATTATTCGAAAGAAAGCTATGGTCTATAGCGGCGGCAAGTTGGCGGGGGGTAACGTCGATCGGTGTTACGTTCATTTGGTAATCTCCTGACGGTGAGTTAGTTATTTACGGGCTTTAGCAATAGCATCGCGGGCAAATGCAACGGCGTAGTGATGGGCTGGCAATTTCGGGCCGGCTGATTCGACCATCATAATCAAGGCGTTTAAAAGGGCCGGCGCTGCATGTATAAGGCGGAGTTCTGATTCGATTCCGGCGTTGGTGGCGCTGTTGTCGTCGGCGATTTGTTCAAGCGGGGCGGGCAGAGCGGATACTTTGACGTATTGGTACATGGCGGCTTCCTTGTGTGAATGGATGAGGTGTTACAGCCCCTATCCTAGTGTTTTGTGTGTGTCTCGTCAAGGGTCTGTGCAAAGTATTTACGGTTCATTGAGAAAATAGTTAAGTGTTAGGGCAATAATTGCCGAATGATGCGGCGCAATAAAATCTGTTGATAAAGCATGTATAATTCATGTATAAACCTGTGGATAGTTTAAAAAGGGCAATAGTGAAGGGTTACTCACTTATGTGCCTAGGACGCACTAGGATGCGTTTTGGCGGGGTCGAAAATAGGGTGATACTTGGGTAGCCGGAGAGAAAAAAATTTCTGTGGATAACTTTTTATTTCGGGCGGTCACGGCAGGTCACGATAGGTCACGATAGGTCACGGCGCGTAGTCTTGGCGTGGTTTCGCGTTCATCGATCTTGCGCCCGGCGTTTGTCCGTCATTGTTTTTTTTCGCGGCGGGGTCTTGCAAGAAAAGGAAGTTCGGTTGTAAAGTTCAGTCCATCACACGGCAGCAACACGTACGACCGGCGGGCAACGACGAAAAAATAAGCGTCCCGCTCCGCAACCAGCGGCAATCCGGATCAAGGAAGCATCCGGCGAAAAGGAGACCAAGCGACGATGCCGTGTGACTGGTGAAAGAAAAACCCGCTCATTCCTTGGGGGGGTAGGGGGGGATTGTTTAATCGGCTTTGCCCTTGCCAGCGTTTTTAAGGTCAAAAGCGCGATAGATATCGCTTAAAGGCAAAGTCAAAACCGGCGCACGTGCCCGCGAGCGGTGGGCGTTTCATCGGCGCTGTTCGTTAGTATGCAAAGCGCGTGGCATTGAATCGCAACACGTTATGTTAAATCGCGGGGAGGGGAAGGCGTGGGATTCGCCACAGAGCCGACCGAGTTGACGAATTCCCGACACCCACCTTCCTATAGACAGGCCAGTCGCGGGTTAGTCTTGGAAAGCGCCCTTGTATCTCGGGTTGTCGCGTTAGGGTTGTCCGGCGGGGTTGTTATTCGGTTACTGGGTACAGTGCTGGTTGTTGTGCGGCGGTGTTGGCGGTGCTCAGAATCTGAAAGGGCTTTGGGTTTGGGCGGGTTGCCAGACATCGTTGTGCGGCGCTGGTTGTCGGTTGCGTTTTCGGTTTGGTTTGGGCGTTGGTCTTGGCTTTGGGTTCGGTGCTTGTCGCTGTGTCACCTAAGGTTACTAGTATCTGGACTTTGCCTGTGCTTGTGCGCGTGACCCCACCGATCTTCCCCCCAAGTTTTTTTTGGGTTGCGTGATTATTATTTTTCCGTTATTGTATTTATTTTTTTACGGAACAATCCATGAAAACGCGAAAAACATGCAGTCGATGCGAGGCAGAAAAAGACATAACAGAGTTTGGACGTAACGCGGCAAAAGAAGATGGCCTGCAAAATTACTGCCTGCCGTGTATGAGGGAATATTCAAGATCACACGGACGCCGAAAGCCAGAGGGATGGGCGAGAAAAACGGCAGACATGAAAGCGTACCAAGCAATTTACAGACAAAAAAATAAAGATCGCTTGAGAAAACAAATCAGCGAGTGGAAAAACAAAAACAGAAACATTGAACGTGAACGAATTAAATCAAAAGTTCGATACGCAATAAAAATAGGCAAATTGATTCGGCTTCCGTGCATAACATGCGGAGACATGAAAGTTGACGCGCACCATCCGGACTATTCCAATCCGCTGGATGTGGTGTGGTTATGCAAGACGCATCACCAACAGCTACATGCCGAACAACGGTCTAAAACGAAGTGATCGTTTTTGACTTTGAATTTTATCCATAGGTTTTGACTTTGCTTTACGGTCAACGGGGTGGCAGATACGTGAATGTTGCGTTTTTCGTTGATGTCGAGTATTTTGTTTCGCGTGGAACATAAACCGATCTGGCAGGACAGGAGATTAAAGCCGCTGCACTACCGTCTGTTGTGGTGGCTGCTGGACATGGGTGCTGCGGGCGGGTTATTGGGTAGGGGCTGGATGCTGGTTGCGAGTATGGATTTGGGAGTGCACCGGATAACGCTGAACAGGGCGTTGAAGCGGTTGGTTTCGGAAGGGATTGTTGTTGCGGGCAGGAAAGGGAGTTTCGGGGTCAGGGTCGAGAGTTTGGAGTCTGACGCGGATCAAACAAGGGTTTATTTAGTGGGTGCGAGGGGGCAACGGATATGAGCAGGGCATTGGAGATTTGCAAGAAGAATTTGGCTCCTGCGAAGGCGAGGGCTGAAGAAAACAGGGCGGCGTTTCCTGCGGTTGCGGAGATTCTCAACAAATTTCGATTGGATAACGAGCGAAACGAGGGCGGGATTCAGTTCGATCCGAAAGTTGTGTGGGTGTTGAACGAGGAACGGGAAGTCGGGCGGGTTACGGATTACGGTCGGGCGGGTCGGGAGAGGTATTTGCGAGGGCTGAAAGCGTGATTGCGCTGGCGGCGTTTATTTGCGGCGTATGCGTTGCGTGTTGCGCGTGGGCGATGTGCGAGCGGGATGCGGTGTGGTCTTCGGTGTTTTTTTTGCTGGCGGGGATAACGGCGGCGCAGTGGTGGGGCGGGCTATGAGTTTGCTGGATCAACCGAAGATCAAGCCGGCGAAGGGCAGGATTGTCAGGCCGTTGGGGTCGGATTCTCCGTCAATTCACTCTAACAGGAAGCGTGTGGATGCCGAGCCTAGAGAAAAGGCTGTCAATCTGTTGAGTCCGAAAGAGCGGGCGGCAATCAAAAAAACCAATACGGAGTATTGGAAGATTGTCTATCGGATAAGGCAGATAGAGGCGAGAATAGAGGCGGAACAGAAAAAGCTGTTGCTTGCAAAGAAAGACTTGTCTGCTGTCGAAAAGAAGCCGCGATTTATACTGCCGCAGGGAGAGTAGGATATGCCGCCGATGCCCATGCCGAACGCCGATGCCGCCGAAGGGTTTATCAAGTATTACTCAGGCTTATCCACGGAGGAAAGCAAACTGCGGTTCTTGCAGATGTTGAAAGAGCGGCGGGATTTGAATCTCGACCCGATTGCGGGGGATTTGCTGCCTAAACTTGCCGAGCGGTGGGTTTTGGAGAGGGTAAAGCGGTAACGCGGGTATGAGCGCCTTTAATCTGCAAAACTTCTGGAAGTTCTGCTCTGCGTTGCAGATCGATACCAAAGAGTTAGGGCTTACTACGCTTAATCCCAAGACGCTGTTGGGAACGCAGCGGTATTTCATCGAAGAAGTTGCGAAGGGGCTTGAAGAAGGGGTGCATACCTTTGTTGTGCTGAAGGGCCGGCAGTTGGGGATTACAACGATTTCCCTTGCGCTCGACTTGTATTGGATGTTCAAACACAACGGCATGTCGGGATCGATGGTTACGCACGACGAAGAAACCAGAGACATGTTCCGATCAACGCTTGCGATGTATATGGATGGATTGCCGAATGAATTTAAGCGCCCACTTGTCACACATAACCGGAGTCAGCTTACCCTCAAGAATCGGTCGCGATTTGCGTATCAGGTTGCAGGTACAAGAAAAAACTCCAAGTTGGGTAAAGGTAAGGCTCTTACGTTCCTCCATGCTACAGAGTGCTCTGAATACGGAGATGAGGAAGGGCTGGCGTCACTAGAGGCGTCGCTTGCGGAACAAAACCCGAACAGATTGTTTATTTGGGAGACAACGGCGCAGGGATACAACGCTTTTTTCGATATGTGGGAAGATGCAAAGGCTTCGCACACGAAGAAGGCAATCTTTATCGGCTGGTGGCGCAATCAGTTTTACCGCAAGAAAAAAGGCAGCATCGAATACGAAGTGTATTGGGATGGCCGGCTGACGCCCGAGGAAAAGAAGTGGGTTCGTCAGGTCAAGCAGTTATACGACTTCGACATTGACGACGAACAAATGGCTTGGTGGCGATGGGCGCTGAACGAGAAGTCGCGGGATGAAACGCTGCACATGCAGAATTACCCGCCGACAGAGGACTACGCTTTTGTCCTGTCTGGAAGCCAGTTTTTCAACGCGGCCAGAATCAACGACGAATACAAGCGGGCGTCGAAGTTTGATTTCCACAATTACCGTTTTATACTCCGCGAATCGTTTGAAGATACGGACATTCAGGAGTGCAACGAGAAAAATGGAAACCTCAAGATTTGGGAGTTCCCCAAAGGACAGGGCCATTACGTTATCGGCGCTGATCCCGCGTACGGATCATCCGATTGGGCCGACCGGTTCTGCGTGTCGGTTTGGCGATGTTACGCTGATGGCATGGAACAGGTTGCCGAGTTCTGTACGCCAGATTGCTCCACTTTCCAGTTTGCTTGGGTCATGATCTATCTTGCCGCCAGCTACATCAACGGCGGCGGTTCCGTCATGCTGAATCTTGAAATTAACGGGCCGGGTCAGGCCGTTTGGCAGGAAATCCAGAATTTGAAGCGCACCGCCGTCAATCAGCCGGGCGAATCGGGTGCAAGACTTTACGCCGTCATCGCAAACATTCAAAATTACCTGTACAAGCGGTTGGATAGTATGGGAGCGCCGTCCGCCTATCACTGGAAAACAACCGGAGACACGAAAGAGCGCATGTTCAATTTGCTCAAGGATTGTTTCGAGCGCGGAATTTCTCTGGTGAAGTCGAAAGAAATGGTTGACGAAATGAAAAACGTCATACGGGATGGCGGAATTTTGGGTGCGCCGGGCAGGGGCAAGGACGACAGGGTTGTTGCCGCCGCTCTCGCGCACGTGGCGTGGGCTGATTTTGTCCGGATGCGTATGGTTCAGCAGGGAATGACGAGGGAGCAGGGCCGTATACGGGATCAGGGTTCGGCAAAGGATGCCAACAGCGTATCGGGCTTTCTTAAATCAATCGGATTGGCGGCATAAATTGAGCCTTAACGCATTTGGCCCGCGAAGCCTGAATTTCAACATTGCTGCAACGCAAACCCCATCGACAGCGATCCAGATTTCTGCCGATCCGTTGTGCGATGTTTATCAGTTCATCAATACCGGCACCGCAATTGCTTACATTGCAGTCGGCAATTCTAAAGACATTCAAGCTGCAATTGCCGCGCCGAACGTGCCGGCAAACGGAACGCCAATTCTGCCGAACGAGATTGTCCTGTATCGATTCGGGCCTAACTCTTGGATTTCCGCGATTTGCGATACGGGCAAGACAACAAACCTGTTCATAACCGTAGGCGAGGGAATGTAACGTGGGTCTGAAAGCGGTAGGTTCTTCCAGCAGCGGATCAATTTCCCTGCCGGTCGCTGTTGGCGACGGCGGAACAGGCGCAACATCTTTCACGGCAACCCGCCTGCTGATCGGAAACGGAACAAGTCCAATTACGACTGATGCAGGATTGACGTTTACTGGAGGCACTCTTTATACCAGCGGTATCAGCAGCAAGCCCTTAACCGGCAACGGTAGCGGAGCGGGCAACGAAATATTCGGCGCTGGCGCAAATATCAACAGTAGTGTGCGAATCAACAACACACTGCTTGGGAACGGCGCGTATGTAAATGATACGGGAGCCTTTAGTGATGAAAACGTAATAATTGGATGCCTTGCTGGAATACAGGGTGCTCGTAGATCGGTCGCCATAGGAAAAAGCACTTTCTTAAATGCTTTATTTGGGGAAAACTGCATCCTTATTGGATACAATTCTTCCGCTAGCGGCAACTTCATGACAATTGTTGGCGCTAACAACACTATTACAACCGGTCAAAATGCCACACTCTACGGACTAGGAAATACTTACAACTCTGCTAACGGTGCGATAGGAATTTTTGGGAATTTCAACACCTATTCTGGCGCATCTCACAGGGGCGGCGGTCTTTTTGGAGTCGGCCTATATTCGCTTCGAGATCGTGAGTTGGGCATAGGTCACTCGTATGGATTTGTTGGTGGCGGTTTCGGGCTTTCGTTCACCGGAGAAACTGGGGCGTATGTTCCCCGTGAGTTGGGCCGAACTGTTTTTGATTGGGTTGATGCAACAGATGCAACGCGGAAGTCTAGGGTTATCAACTATGTTCGCGACAATACAACTGAACGTGAATATCTGCGCGCAGAATCAAACGGCACTGGCGCAGATGTTAATTTCAACGGTGCAAGTTATACCTTTGCAGTTCCAGTCAAATTTGCAGGTTACACAGTAGCAACACTTCCAGCAGGAACAGTAGGTATGCGAGCATATGTAACTGATGCGCTTGCCCCAGTGTTCCTCACAGCATTAGTTGGCGGCGGGGCAATTACGTGCCCAGCATTTTACAATGGCGCGGCTTGGGTCGCAGGATAGGGGATAGTAATGGCAATTTATACATACGAAACCAATGCCGACGAAGATGCGGCACTGAACTTGGAACTGATGAAAATCAATGGGCAGTTAGTATCTCAACAGCGCCCGCCAGTAGGTCTTGATGGTATGTGGCAATTGCTAATTGCAGATCGCTTGAAGCCGTTGACGCAGCAAGTATTGCAGCAGCGATTGCAGCCGGTGATTGAGGCTTACATGTCTTGCGACTGTCCGGTTAAGCGCCAAGCGATACTCGACGCGGCGGCGGAAGCGGGGAAGCAGTAGCATGGATGCAGCGGACATGGCGGCCTTGGGGTAAATGAGAGTTCAAATTCCGCCGCCGCCGATTTTGTTCCGAAAGATTCTGCGGTTTTCAATTTGGCGATTCCGGTTTTCTGTCGAATGGAGAAAACGAATTGGCTGAAGCGCCTTCGCATTTGACAATGCCGGTTGAGGAAATCCGCGCAAGATTAGATGCGGCGCGGAAATATTTTCCGTTAAGGCAGATTGCCAAAATAGGTAATTTCAAAGGATCATCGTTACTAGGATTTATTGCGGGTCGAACGCCTAAAAAAAACGATAGATTCGGCCCGATGCGTCTAAGGCGTCTTGCGAAAATATGCCTTGATATTGAAACCGGCGCACTGCGGCATAACGGGAAGATGGTGGGTCGCGGCAGCAAGGCTTGGGCTGACGAACCGATACGACCACCTGTTATTGTGCATCGCGTCATGTTTGGACGATCCGGATCAGCGCCAAAACTGGTAAAAGGCGAAACTCCTGACGGCCAGAAAATGCCTTCTTTCGCAACTTTGTTTGCCGGAAAACCGGCCATTAGATTGCCGAAATTGTCCTTTAAGCGTTAAATACGGAAGTTAAGGAGCCTAAAATGCCCGTTTTACACGACTATTCTTGCAAGGCGCACGGTGTTTTCGAGAGCATGACCGGCGCGTGTCCTTACGGGTGCGGCGCTTCTATGGTGGAGATTACCTATCTTCAGCCTGCGGGCCTTACCTCGTTCAGAACCAAGAATATCGACAAAACGCTTGGCAATCTTGCCGCCGACTTCGGGTTGACGGACATGAACAATCAAAACGGCACTTCTGCGGTTGTTCGCCCAAATTCCAAAGCCGTAAGGCAGCAGCAGGAATTGATGGGCAAGCTAGGCGATACCTCAAGCGCATGGGGCAATGTTCCGCAGGGTAACGCCGGCATCTCGCAGGCATTGTCCACTACGCGGGCATTGCCGGATAATGCGCTGCAATCCCTGCGGCCTGCGCTGGCGCAGCCGAAACCGATGGTTGTTGCGCGTCACGATGGCGAAATCAAGGTATAGCCCATGAACATACCCGAAAATTTAGTTGATAGAGAGCGTTTCTATCAGGACTTGATCCAGAAGTGCACGGCATCGCAGGACGACAGGCGTGTTGATTACGGCCTGATGCGGCACTTTTATCTGTTCGGCAGATCGCCGGATGAAGCGGAAACGCCTTACAACAAGATTTTCCCGCACATCGACATGCTGACAGCGTTCCTGTTTGCCTCCGAGACAACGCGGTTTTCAACGCACTTCGGCCCGCATGTTTCAGAGCACGAGTACGAGCGAATAATCCCTATCAACAGGGCAATCAATGACCAATGGCTAATCAGCAACGCGGATCAGACGTTCGGGCAGGGGCTTACGTGGTCGCTTGTCTACAATACAATGATTTTCAAGATCATCGTTCGCGCCAATGACAAAGGATTGAAAAGTATTGATCCGTTCATCATTGACCCCGGCTCATTTGGCGTTCTGCGCGAGGATATTCCCTACCTCGACCGTCAGGAGGCAATGGTACATACGTTTTATACAACGAAATCGCAGCTTGAAATAGACTTGGAGAATCACCCGCAAAAGGCGTCAATTCTGGCGCGGCTGGACGCTTTCCCGCGCACGGACAAGGAGGCTATGCCTTCCGGTGTTGATCGCATCATCCTGTCTGCCTCAACGCCAACGATGCAAGGTAACGCGCAGGTGCCTCTTAACGGCAACATGGATTACGCGCCGAAAGTTTCGGAAGATTTGGTTGAAATGCAAGAGTTGTGGTTGTGGGATACCAAAGTTGACGACTACAGGGTAGTCACCCGCGCCAGCAACGATATAACGATTTACGACCGGCCCAACTTTTTTATTAAGGGCGAAATTCCTTTTGTTCAGATTTGCCCCAACCCGATGTATTCCTACTTTTGGGGAATGTCCGAAGTCAACGGACTTATCGGGCTTCAGAAGTGGCGCAACGAAAGGACTTTGCAGGTAAAGAATTTGCTGGACAAACAGGTTGACCCGCCAACATCCCTAACCGGATGGATGGGGCTTATTGACGAAAAGAATTTTGCGCTCAACATGCCGGGCGGTGTTCTTTCCACTGATTCAATGCAGGCAAAAGTGGATCGCCACAAGCCGGATATTCCGAACGATATTTTTGCCGTTATTCACGAAATAGATTCCATGTTCTCCGAGCGCAGCGGTTTGCAGAACATCATGATGGGGAAAGGCGAATCGGGCGTCAGGTCAGGCCGGCAGACTTCGGAGTTGGCAAGGCTTGCCAGCGCAAGGATCAAGAAACGCGCTCTTGTGGTAGAGGATGCGCTTGAGAAAGTGGCAACGCTTTATCTGAAGGTCATGCGTAAGCACGACACGAACGACATGAAAGATTCGGAAGGCAGGCCGTTTATTCCGGCGCAGTTTGCAGACGACTTTGTTGTGAAGGTTGACTCGCACAGCAATAGCCCGCTGTTTGTCGAAGATCATAAACAGCTTGCACTTGAACTGTTGCAGGCCCACGCAATAGATCGAAACTCGTTTATCGATATGCTTGATCCGCCCATGAAAGACTTGTTGTTGCGGAAATTGAAGGTCATCGAAAAGAAAGAAGCCGAGGCAAAACAGCAGGAAATGGCAATGCAAGCAAAAAAAGAAGGCGCAGACTTGCAATCTGAAAAAAAGTAGAGTAAATGCTTACTTCAGGGTATGGCTGCGTTCCCTTTAAAACGTGGCCGCTTCGTAAAGGAGATCGACATGGCCCGCCGTGCTCGTCGCGCTAAACGCGCTTCCAAGAAGTAATAAACTGGATTCTTCCGGTTTAGGGGTGTCCGTCACGCCCCGCTGCTCATCCCCCAAATGCCAACTAGGAGATTGACATGCGTAAATCGTACCGCGCCAAACGTAAAACCCGCCGGTAAATCGGCATTGGATGTCCGTCAGCATCCAATAAAAATTTGACTTTATTGAAAAACGAGTTTTTAATACAAACCGTTTATCATGAAAGTCAGTGCTTACTGACGGAGATACACCATGCCATTAGGTTATACAGTCCTGCGTCAAAAGGTCGGCAACCAGACAGAAGATAACTTCGTCGCCGGCATCGCTCCTAACGGGCAAATCAACAATTTCAGCGGTCGCCTGACAGTTCCTAGTATTCCGATTGGCGGCGTCGCTTACGGCTCTCTCGGCACGAATACGACCGACGTTAGCGGCCAGCTTTGGATCACTGATCTTTTCCTGCCGTACAACCGCGTGGTTTCAACGATTGGCGTTCTGGCTGGCGGCACCGCCACTACGGACAACTGGCTTGCGGCGATTTACGACTCTTACGGGGTTTTGATTGCATCAACCGCCGTTGCCGGAAAAACGCTGTCAGGCGCAAACACTTTCCAGACTCAAGCGATTGCGTTGACGTATGCTCGTGGCACTACAACGGGCGCAACGGCGGCAACCAGCGTTCAGCTTTTCGGGCCGCAGCAGTATTTTGTTGTGGTTCAAGGCAACGGTACCGCAGCCGGCGCTTTCCGCACCGTGGCTACCGCAACCTATATCGACGTTATTGCAACTTCCGTTTCAGGCACTTTCGGCACCGTTCCGGCAACCATCACGGTTCCGACGACGTTCACCGCCGATAAAGCGCCGATTGTTTACCTGCAATAAGGCTTTGGAATGGCTCAAGACATAGGAAACGCCTTACAAGTGTCGCTAGGCTCTAGCCTGCCGACCTATAAGGCCGTCCTATTTGACGTTGTTCCGTACACTTCGGCAACGGATATTGTCAATATCAGCCTTCCGTCAACCGCTACAGTTGCGCTGAAAGTGACTCGCTGTTACGTGTCCTACAGCGCAACGGCGGCAGTTACGTCAGACGCATACCTGATCCGGCGCACAACCGCAAATACCGGCGGTACTCCGACAGCTTTAACAACGGTTCAAGCCTCCTTTTTGTCGGGATTTGCTGTGGTAACGCAATCCGATACGAGCGATGCGGCAACGGCGGCAACGGTTGTCGGTTATACGGTAGCGCCTACGCTTGGCACACCGCAAATTATCGACGGCGCACACATCACGATTCCGGCTGCGGCAACACCGACTGTTCCGGTGACGTTTTTTGAAGTGACGTTTGCGAATCGCGGTAGCAAGCCGCCGATTATTCGACCCGGACAATCTGTTTCGCTGTCTTTTGGCGGAAACGCGGTTCCCGCTGGCGCGTCGGTCTACGCTTCTATTGAGTGGGTTGAAGTTCCCCTCGCTTCGCTATTCTAGGAAAAAACGATGCCCGCTATCGACCCCAAACTTGCCGCCCTGATGGGTAAATCCGGCCCCGCTACCCCCCCTCCGGTGGGGCCGGATGCAAGTCCTGCGGGTGGCGCTGGATCGCCGCCAACATCTTCGCCCATGTCTGCCCCGCAACCTAATGCTGGCGAAAAACAGCAGGCGATGATTAAGGTTCAGCAGGCAATGGATTTGCTGGAACAGGCATTGCCTGATTTTGGCAGCGAATCAGAAGAAGGCGGCGAGATTATTAAAACGCTTGGCGCTTTGGGTAAAAAGTTTGGTGGCGCGAATCGTGCCAGAAGTAACGAATTGATGCCGGCAGAATTGATGAATTTGCTGTCAAGCCTCCCGCAAGGGCCGAATGGGATGAAACCCATGCCGGCAGGCGGCGGCGCACCGATGCCGCCCGCTGGCGGCGCTGCACCACCAATGCCCCCGATGGGCTAACAGGAGAAAACCATGTCAAATTACACCGGCGTATTTGCCCCGAAATCCTATGCTATCCGCGATCCTCTGGATAAAAAGCAGAATCACGGTCGCATTGTCAATCCGCCGCGCACCGCGCAATTGGGCGGCATGGACAAAACCAAAGAAACCAACGGCGTATTTAAAAACGATATGTCGCTGAAAAAGCCGAGCGGCACAAAGTAATTTTTTGCCGTTTTTAAAGTGATTACTCACATCCAACCGTCAGGAGAAAATCATGTCCGTATCGCTTGAAGGAATGACGCCGGAAGCCATTGCAGACCTTGCTGCATTGGCTAAAGGCTTGTCTGAAAACCCCAAAACTCGCGGTCAGTTTTTGGGAATGATGAAGCAAGCCGACCCGAATCTTTCGATTCCGGAGGTCGATATTCCTGCGCGTATCGGCGCGTCTGTCAAGCCTTACGTCGATAAGATCGCAAAGTTGGAGCGCGAAGGCCAAGAGCGGGCGATGCGGGATATGGTGAATGAGCGCCGCAGCAAGCTGGTCAAGAACAAAGGCATTTCTGAATCAGAGATTGCCGAAGTTGAAAAACTGATGGTTGAGAAGGGCATTCAGAACCACGATACCGCCGCCGATTTTTACCTGTCGCAAAAACAGGCGGCAGCGCCTACGCCAAGCAGTTTTTCTCAACCGTCAATTCCTCGGCCCGATCTGAAAACGATGGGGCTGAACATCAACCAGTGGTCGCGCAATGAGGCAACCAATGCCATTGCAGACATCATCAAGAATCGCGGTAGAGCCGCGTAACAGGAGAGTAGCATGAGCGTACTAGGTACCGGAATTATTCCGTCTGGCAGCATCGCCTCCGAACTGACGGCAGTAACCCGCCGTGCGTTCATCCCGAAACTCGTTGTTCAGTTGTACAATTCAACGCCTCTGTTGGCCGCGCTGATCGCAAATTCGCAAACCGCTTCTGGCGGCGTGTCGAGCGTGTCTGTGCCGGTGCAGGGCGCTCAATTTGTCAACGGTCAATGGTCTGACTATAGCGGCTCGTTCGCGCAGCCCGCTGTTCAGCAAGGTGCGTTCCTTGCCGAATTTAACCTGAAACTGTTTATCACGCCGATTCCGTTCCTCGGCATGGAAGGCGCAGTTCAGCTTGATTACGCGGTTATCCCGCTGATTGAGGCCCGCATGAACGACGCCACAAACGTGACTTGCGATGTGATGGCGACCGCGCTCTACAACAATACGTCGAACCAACAGGCGTTTATTGGACTTCCCGGCGCGATTGACGACGGCACCAATCTGGCGACCTACGGCAACATCAACCGGACAACCAGCACTTATTGGAAATCGAAAGTTTACGCTGCCGGTAGCGTAAACCCGACCCGCCAAAACGTGCTGCAATACATTTCCGGCACCGTGAAAAACGGCGCAGAAGTGCCGACCTTTGGCGTTTGCGGCTTCGGCACTTGGACGCTGTTGGCGCAAGATTTTGTCGGTCAGGAAACCTACATGATTACGCCGGATAAGGCGTTTGACAGCAATCCGGACGGCCCGCGCAGCGCGTTCCGTGCGCTGATGGTTGCCGGTGTGCCGATCTTTGCTGATCCGTATTGTCCAGAGGGCACGATGTATCTGGTAAACAGCAACTATGCTTCGCTCTACTTCCATGAGCAAGCCTCTTTTGCGTTTACCGGCTTTGAGTCAACGCTGTCAAATTGGCAGCTTGGCTATGTCGGGGCACTGGTAAATATTGCCGAATTGGTTGTCACCAAGCCGAAGGCAATGACCCGTATTGGTGGTTACAACAGCATTACGCTGTAAAAGGAGACACAAATGGCTTTTAATCAAATTGCTTTTCAAGGCCAGCCTCCGGCTGCTCGGAGCGTTGTTTTTCAACAAAACATCAACCAGCAGGCAGTATCGCAGCTGTACGGCAACGCGCAGCCGATTGCGCTTGCGCCTAGCGAAACCTTCCTGATTCCTGCGGGGCAGTGGATCACGCAGGCAGGCCAGTACTCGGACTTGCAGTATTACGATCAAGCCTCGCAAATTTGGCGCAATCTGATTGGCGCTGATGTGGCTCCGATTCCGCTTTCCTCGGACGGCACCAATTACCGGTTTGCAAACTTAACCGGTTGTCCGGTTGGCGCAATTGTAACTACGGCAGGCACCACGCTTGGCGCAACCGCTCCGGTGCAGATGTATACGCCGACCGGCTTGTGGCAAGGCGGTTCGTTTACCGCGCAAACCACGCTTGGCCTTACCTGCACAGCTTCAGCGGGCGGCTCAACGTGGGATACGTTTATCGGCGGCGCAGTCAACACCACCGTTACGATCACTTCTGCCGGCACTCTCTACACCAGCCCGCCGAAGGTTGTTGTTCTCCCGCCTGCCGCGCAAGGCTCGCAGCCGTATATTCCGGCGACCGTGGTTTGCGGTATCTCGGGCGGCGTGGTCAACAGCGTTGTTGTAACCAATCAGGGCGCGGGTTATGTTGCGGTTCCGACGCTGTTGATCCTTAACCAGCCCGGCGATGTAACGGGTTCGGGTTGCGTGTTGACGGCGGCGCTGACCGGCACCGGTCAGATCACTGCGGTTGTTATGGCAACGCCGGGCACCGTCCTGACCTCAACTCCGACTCTGGCGTTTGCGGGTTCGGGCCTTCCGGCTTCCGGCGCGGCTTCGGTCGTCATGAATTATTCGCTGACCAACACGGGCGCTGGCACGGTGACGGCGGGTTCGGGTTATACGAACGGTTATACGCTGTTCGCTTCAACCGGCCAATCGACTGCAACCGCTGTATATACAAATCCGGCGATTGAAAAAGGTTTGACCACGTTTGCACAGCCGATTATTTACTCGGCATCAACAACGGTGGTTGGCTTGAGCAACGCGGCGTCAATCAACTTGTTCTACGGCACCGGCTTCCAAGTTGCGCCGACGCTCAACCCTTGCGCTGGCGTTATTACGGCAGGCGGCGCGATTGTCGGCCCGACTGTTGGCGGTCAGAACGACGTTTGCCTGTTGTATCCGATTTAACATAACGCAAGCAAGGGAGGGCTACCCGTGCTCAAGGTAAAAAACCGTAGTGATGCGGATTTGCAAGATCGTTTTGACGGCGTGGATTATCTCTTTGAAAAGGGAAAGTCCACGCTGATAGACGAGCAGGTTGCAACACACATTTTCGGGTTTGGGATGGAAAACAAAATCCCTTACCTGACGAGATTGGGCTGGATGCGGAACAATCTGGAATTTGAGCAGGGCATGGAACGGCTTGCCTTGTTTACGTTTTCAGATGAACAGGATGTTGATCCTGACGAAATCCAGCCGCAAGCAGAGCAAGGTTTAGCCCCCTTGCAATCGGGGGCCGCAGAGGAAATTGCGACTGACGGCGCGGTGGAATCTGCGGTTCCCATCCCTTCGCGGGGCAGGCGGCGCTCTATTTTGGAACAGATCGGCGGCGCAATTAGTCGGGCGGCATCTTAGAGAAATCGGCGCATGAATGACGACACTTGCAAATTACATCACGTATACGCGCCGGTTGCTGCACGATGCAAACGCTAATTTCTGGACTGATTCAGAACTAACGGATTACATCAACGCAGGGCGCAATCGCGTTACCGCAGATACGGGTTGCAGTCGATCCCTGCAAAGTTATTCCCTTATCTCCGGACAGGAATCCTACGTTTTTTCCAGCGTGTTGCCGCTTGGCAGTACAACGATTGATGTTCTGAACATCACGTTGCTGTGGGGCAACATGCGCGTTCCGATGAACTATATGCCGTTCACGGAATTTAATTCCCGTATGAGGGTATGGCAATCCTATACGGGGCGTCCGGTTGTGTTTACCGTTTACGGTCAATCAACCGTGTATGTCGGCCCGATTCCGGATCAGGTTTACGTTACCGAGTGGGATACGGTTGTAAGCCCGACTACCCTTGTAAATTCCGGCGACGTAGAGACTATTCTGTTTCCGTACACTGAACCTGTTACGTATTACGCGGCTTACATGGCGAAATACAAGGAGCAATCGTATCAGGAGGCGCAGATGTTCCACGACGAATACAAGCAGAAGGTATTGACTGCTATCCGTTCTGGAATGACGCGCAGGCTTCCTACTGCTTACGGGGGCTAATCGGTGGCCCAACAAAAATCAACCGAAGGCCGCAAGCACGATCACACGCTGCGGGATTTTGGCGGCGTCAATACGCAGGCCGCTCGACAGGCAATTGACGATAACGAATTTGCATGGCTTGAGAATGTGCAGCCGATTGGCTCCGGCAATCTTAAGGCTGTTCCGTATTCAACGGATACGGGCATTACGCTGGCCGCAACGTGCAACTGGATGAAATCGGCAAATATCAACAACGTCGATTACATGATGTGCTTTTGCACGGACGGTTCCGCGTATCAGGTAAACCTTACCTCCGGCAGCTACGGCATCACCACGATAGGCAATGCCGGCACGTTTTCAGCCAGCGGCGTTTCGTTCGATCAGTGGAACAACACGTTGATTGTCATTGCAGACCCGACGAATGGCATATTTTCGTGGAATGGTACGACGCGGGTAAAGATCAGCGGCAGCTTTGCAATTACGGCCAGCATTTCGACAACGACGCTTGACGTTACGGTAACGGCGGGCGTTTTGGCAATTGGTCAGGTCGTGACCGGCGCAGGCGTTACCGCGAATACCATCATTACCGGATTCATTTCCGGCACTGGCGGCATTGGAACGTATACCGTCAACAATTCTCAAGCAATCGTTAGCGAGGCAATGACTGCTACCTCTGCCGCGCCCACGGGCGGCACGGCAATTGCGTCCTACGCAAGCCGGATATGGATTGCAAACGGCAGGACGGTTACATTCTCCGCGCCGGGCACGTATACCGATTTCACGACAACCGATTTTGGCGGCTCGTTTACCGTCAACGATTCTACGTTGCACTCCAACATTACAAGCATGTTGGCGACAAACGGTTATCTGTATTACACCGGCACGGATTCTGTAAGCGTTGTTAGCGATGTTCGCATTTCGACATCTCCCGCGACAACGCTTTTCTCAAATATCAATCTGGTTACGACAACCGGCACAAACGCTGCAAACAGCATCATTTCATTCTATCGCACGTTATGGATGGCAAACCCTTCCGGCTTCATGGCGGTAACGGGTGCTACGGCGCAAAAAGGCAGCGATAAACTTGACGGCGTTTATCCGTTAATTGCGAATGTATCTAATATTTGCGTTGGCGTTGCAGTCATCAACAACATTCTTTGCCTTGTTTACTTCTTCATATACAACGATCCTGCGGTTGGCGCTCGTCCTTTGTTTGCGATTTTCTTCAACAAGAAATGGTTTTTTGCATCACAGGGCAGCGGATTGACGTTTGCGGCATACGCCAGCCTGTCCGGTACGCAATATATGTTTGCGACAAGCGGCACCAAGCTGTACAAATGTTTTAGCAATACAAGTTCAGCAATTACGCAAAAGGTTCAAACAAAGCTATGGGATTTTGGTGAGGGAACGATAGCGGATACGCAGGTTTTGAAAGTTGGCGTCGAGTGCATCATGCCAAGCGTTTCCGGATCAATCTCTATCACGGTTGACAGCGAGTTATCTTCCAGTTCTCCTGTTGCAAACGGATCAAGCACAACAACGTGGGTGAATAACCTAAGCAATGCGGTCACATGGATAAATAACGTATCCGCAACGGTTACTTGGTTGGCAAATGGATTCTTGTGGTTCAGAGGGGATGCGTCGAATTTTGGCAAATATGCCGGATTGACAATTTCCTCTACGGTTCAGCAAATGACGATTAACGCGATGCAAATGCAATACGAATTAAGGGCGAGGTGGTAAATCATGGCGGTTACATTTCCGGTTACGTTTGCGGGTCTATCCGGCTCAATAGCCTTATCGAATCTCGACAACAATTTCAACGCGATAAATTCGGCAATCGGCACGGCTGCGGGAAATCTTGTTGCGCTGGACGGATCGGCAAAACTGCCTGCTGTTGACGGTAGCCAGCTTACTAATTTGCCGACTTCTTCAGGGCTTCCAGCGGGCCATTTGTTTGGTCTTACGCTGTCGAACAACGGAACGGCAACAAAACTTGACGTTGCTGCTGGCAGATGCCGTAACTCCACCAATTCCAACGATATTATTTTGTCGTCTGCAATTACGGGCGGATTGATTCAAACGTCAGGCTCTTGGGCGGCTGGCAGCAACCAAAACAAACTTGACACCGGAGCAAGAACAGTTAGCACTTGGTATCACGTTCACGCGATTTACAAAGACAACGTATCCGACGATTGGCTTTTTTCTCTTTCGCCTACAGCCCCGACATTGCCGAGTGGATATACCAAATTCCGGCGCATTGGTTCAGTGTTTGCTGATAGCGGCACCAACATCACCGCTTTTGTCCAAAGGGCAAACGAGTTTTGGCTTGGAACGCCTGTTGCTGACGTAACCGCAACTAATCAAGGTGCATCTGCTGTCACTAAGATTCTTGGCTCTGTGCCGACAGGTGTTAGCGTCAAGGCGCTGATGAACGTGCAAGTAACCGCAGGCGGCGGCAGTAATTTGCTGTATTTGTCCGACCTGTCAACCACAGATCAAGCGCCGTCTTTCAGTGCTGCTCCGCTCTCAACTTACGGCGTCAATGCTGCCGCATCGTCCGGAGGCGGCGCACAACTGGCGGGTATATGGACGGACACTGCCGCGTCGATCAGGACAAGGCAAACGGGAACAAACGTATCCGACGTTATACGGCTGGTAACTTTGGGCTGGCTTGATCCGCAAGGGAGGTTTGTATGATTCGCTACGTAGAGCGTGATCCAGATACGGGATTGATTAAGGGTGACTACACTGTGGCACAACCCGATTACGCAGAGGAAGCAATCGATATTGAGCATCCTGATTTTGTTGAATATCAGGCAAGACTTGCGGCGATGGCGGGCCAGTGAGCGACAAGATAAAACAAGTCGCGCTCGGCTTTCTATTCTGGATTGCTTTCAGTATTCCGGTGCTGCTTGCCATTATTACCCTGCCGTTTTTCATTCTGGCGTTTGCTTGCGGCGCAGAAAATCTGCGTCCGTGGGTTTACAGGGTAGGCAAGGCGCTGGATCAAACATCAAACGCGGCGCTCTTTGGCGGAAATCCGAAAGAGACTGTCAGTTCCCATGCCGGACGCTGGATAGTATCGGGGCGCAATATGCCCGCATGGGTTCCGGTGGTTGATCGTGCAACGGGTATTTTTGAGGATGACCACTGCGTAAAAGCAATTGAAGAACCATTTTTGGGAGAGAGTTTGTGACCGATGTGACCGATGTTACTGAAGAACACCAGAACCGCCGCAGTTATGATCCGAGGGTTGAGCGCCTTGTGTTGGATGTCGCGGAATTAGGGCGGAAAATGGAGTGTGCTCAACGCTCCCGCGAAGCAATTAAATTGGAATTGGCTGTTAATACGGAAATCAGTCGGCAGATACAGGATGCGGTTGCCAGTTTTAAGATTATTGCGACCGTTGCGAAATGGTTGACAGTTGTTGCCGGCGCGGTAATTGCCGTGATTGCAATGGTCAAGGGTATCGTTCACTTTAACGACGTATCAAATTAACCCGTGGATATTTCTCCTTTCTCAGATTTTCAGTATGAAAACCGCGAAGCGTGGAGAGATTTTTTGCTGATGAACGGTTTGTCGCATACCAATTACAATACTTCTTTGGAGTTGTTGGGCGTGTTGCCGGCGACATATCCGCTGCTGGACATTGGCGATACGCAGGACGCCAACAACGATTGGCTGCAAACGCACTATTTGGTACACAAGAACATTGCCGCAGTTCTTGGCCTTTCAGAAATTCCAGATTTGTCAGATGTGGAGTTGCACGACGAGGGGCAGTTTTTCAACTGGCTTCAATTGCATCAACAGCAACATCAATTGATAAATTCTGTGTTGGGTTTGTAGTATGAACAAGGGGGCTAAATTATGGGCATGGTTTGTTTTGAGGCTTCGCAGATAGGCGAGGTTTGGCCGTTGATCGAAAAGGGCATAGAAGATGCTCTTGAAACGTCCGAAGGCGAAAGCACTCCGGCGCAGGTAAAGCAGGGTCTTGAGGCGGGAAGAACGCGCCTTGTCATGCTGCAAAGGAACAAAAGCTATTTTGGTATGGTAATTGTTTTGCTGGATTTTCCGCAATTCAGGATCGCCAGAATATTGCTTGGTTTTGGGCGCGGAATTTGCGTCGAAAAGTCGGAATGGTCATTGTTGGAAGGGTGGGCGCGGGAAAACGGCTGCGCTTGCCTAGAGGCGTGGGTTGCGACAGAATCAAGGGCAAGAATGTTCCGGCGTTTTGGTTTCGAGAAAACATACCAGATAATCAGGAGTAAATTGTGAAAATATACACTCGGGTTGAATACGCATGGGATGCAAAAGCCAATAAATACGTCCTTTTGGACAGCGAATCTTTTGAGTATTTTGGCCCGATTGCAACGTGTACAGGCGCGGAGGCGGTTCCTGTAGCGGCGGAAACGGCTGGCGGCAAGGCTGCGGCTGATGCGGTGGCGGGAGATGCTTTTTTGCCGGGCGCATTGGGCGCTGATGGTTTAGGTGCGGTCGGGGCAGCGGGTTCCGGTTTGGCGGGGGATGCTTTTTTGCCTGCGGCTCTTGGCTCGGAGGGCGCTGGCTTGGGAGCCGAAGCTATCGCAGCACCGTTAGCGACCGGCGCTGAAGTTGTTGGCACTCCGTTGATCGATTCCGGCGTTACCAGTTTGGCAAACACTGGCACGGCTGGCGATACGCTGGCCGGTCAATCCGCGTTTAAGGGCGCGGCTGACGGCGCTACGCCTGCGCTTTCTAATGCGGTGCCGACCGGCGCGGGGGTGCCTGACGCGCCTGTTGGGGATGTTTTGAACGCGGGCGCTCCGGCAAGCGCGACTACGCCGGCTGCGGCTCCGAATCCGTTAGCGGATACGATGGCGGGTCAGGGCGAGGGCATTGGCGCAGGGAATAACGGCGTAACTGGCGGCGTCCAAACTACGGGCGTGACTACCCCCGCTCAACCCACCGATTGGCTATCTAAAGGCTTGAGCGCAATCAAAGGCATTAAGCCAACTGATGCGCTGACTGCCGCAGGACTTGGTTATAACATGTACTCGCAGCAGCAAGCAAAAAAGGCGATGGGCGACATGCAGGGCAAGATCGCTAATGCCGTGAAGCCTCTGGAAACCACGCAAGGGCAACTGTTGGAGCAGTACAATAGCGGAACCCTTACCGCTTCGGACGCGCAAGGGATTCAGGACTACATCACGCACAGCAAGGCGCAGATTCGCCAGCAGTATGCGGCAATGGGTCAGGCCAATTCTCCGCAACAGGCGCAGGCCGAGGCTGCGGTAGAGCAAAAGGCTGCGGCAATGACGGATCAGGCTTTGAAAAATTACCTTACGGAAGCCTTACAAACGACCGGCGCGATTACCGGCCCGTACGCGGCAATTGCGAATCAGCAGATTGCGGCAGATACCGGCCTGCAAAATGCGGCAAAAAGCGTGTTCTCGGCAATCGGGGCGCAGCAATCGGGGCGTCCGGCGTAACGATAGAGGAAGGCAAAAATGGTTGATTTTATGGCAGAGCAACCGGCTAATCCGTTGTACAAGATTGGCCCGCAGGCGCAGTCGGCGCTTGGGATTAGCGATCCAATCGCGGGCATGAATTCCGCGTTTAAGGCGCGAGACGAGGACATTTCCAAGCTACGCGGCAAGGAACAGGCGGCGCAGACCGGCTACGAGAAAGCCCGCGAAACCCCTAGACAGGCAATCCAGACCGAAATGGAGGCGACAAAAAAAACTAACGAAATCGGGCCGGAACACAAGGACATTGCCGACGCCCCGAAATTCTCTCGCACCGAGATTCAAGGCACTGTCGGCGTTCTGATGGCGCTGGCAGCGTTTTCCGGCATGGCGTCAAGGCAACCCCTTACCGCATCCCTCAACGCAATGGCGGGGATGATGGAGGGCTTGAACAAGGGCGACCAGCAGCGGTTTGAGAACGCTTACAAAGAGTGGGATGGAAATACCAAGAAAGTAATTGACCAGAACAAACAATATCTGGACAAATTCAACCGGATTATGAAAAACCACGATTTGAGCATCCAGCAACAGCAGGAACAAATGCGCCAGCTTGACGTTGAATACGGTCACAAGTTGGGGCTATTCCAGCATGAGCGCATGGACATTAATCAGCGCGTCAAGGACTATGAAACGATGACGCGCATTACGGGGCAGTTGGAAAATACGCGGGAACAAATCAAAGCCCGAAAAGAAGCGCAGGAACAAAACTACCTTTTACGCAAACAAATGATTCAACAGAGGCAAGAGCAATTTGAGCGCCGCCAATCAGAAACAGAGCGCAGGAATCTTGCGCTTGAAGAATTGAAATCTAAAGCGGCGGCGCAGGGCGGCAAACCGACTGCGACCGAAAGGCAGCACTACGTTGATAGCAACCAAATGCTAAAGTCGATTGATCGCGTTGAGTCCATGTTAAATGACCCTGAAACCCGCAAAAAGATTGACGATTCTAGGGTTGCAAACTTCCTATCCGACTCGGTTGAAACAAAATCAATTCAACAGTTTTTGATTCGACCAAATATTGACCCCGCCGTAAAAAATTATCTTGCGGAAGTGGCGAATTTGCGAAATCAATATTATTTGGATATGTCGGGAAAGGCGGTTACTGGCGGAGAGGCATTGAGAAACTACGGCGCTGTTGTGCAGCCGCAGGATTCTGCTGATGACGTTTTGAACAAAATGCAAATTGCCAAAACTCGCGCATCTGAAAAAATGAAAGACATGGAAACCTATTTCCCGTCATTGTCAATTATTCGCGGCGGCGAAAAATCCGCCGCACGTTCATTTTCAAGCGAGGCCGAAGCCGAAAAGGCCGGTTTGAATGAGGGAGACCGCGTTATTATCAACGGCATTTCTGGAACTTGGAAAAAATAATGCCTTTCGTTCCCGATCAGCTTGAACGCGCCAGATTTGTTCCCGATTCTCAGCCGCCGACAAAAGGCGACGCTATTTCCGCAAGCGTAGAAGTTCCGCGTCGCGCAACGGAGTCAGAATTAACACCATCAAAGCCGTCTGCTGGCGAGATAATGAAATCTGCGCTGTCAAATATTCCAAGCGCAACGGACGTTATAAAAACCCCTTACGAAGTTGGTGCATCGCTCGTAAGTGGCGCGGTGGCACCTGTCGGCGCTGGCGTTGTTGGCGCAGTAAGGCGATTATTTGGCGCATCGCCAGAGCAGGCGCAAAAGACTTTCAATAGCGTCATGGAGTCATTGCAGACTGACCCGAAAAGCCCCGTTTCTAAGTCCGTTCTTGAGTCGTTAGCTAAGTTCATGGACGTTTCAAAACTCGGAGGACTTACGCCGACGCTCAATCCAGCGAAGATGCCGCAGGCCGGAAGGGGCGCGAAGTCTGTTGCGGAGATTAAATCCCCAATTCCTGTCGGCGCGGCAACCGAAGGCGCAGAGGCGGCAATCAACGAATTGCAAAGGCAGCGCGGCGTTATTGAGTCAGGCAAGACCGGCCCGACGCTTGCCGCGCCGTCTGCCGTTGAAAAAGCAATGGCAAAGGCGAAGGGCGCAAGCGGGGAATTGCGAGATGTTTTTAAGAACAATACCGGCAAATCTTTTGACGTTGCCGCTGCCTTGCGCCAAGTTGACCAAGAGTTGAGCACTACGGTAGATTTGTCCGAAAGGGCGGCGCTAAATCAGGTCAAAGAAACTATTCAAACTGCATTGCAGAACGAAAAGGCGGGCGGCGGCACTGTTACGCAGTTTCCCGGCTACGTTTTGCAGGGCGGAAAAGTAGTCAAATCAAACGCGTCAACTCCGGCAAATGCCATTTCCCTTGACGCGCTGGACAACGTGCGCCAATCAATCAAAAAAACGGTTGACCAATGGGGCGCAGAAGGGAAGCCATTAGGCGATGACGCCCAAAGACGCCTGCTTAATGTCAGGGATGCGCTTGTTTCTAAAGCGCCGCCAGAATACAGCAACGCTATTGCTAAAATAGCAGAAACGCAGGGCGCTATTGAGCCGTTCACCGCAGAAGGCTCCATTCGCACAAAAATTACCGCAGACTCTACTAAGTTTGAGGGATGGACTGCCGCCGATAAGCAAAAAAAGATGAACGACGTTTTTAGCGGAACAACTCCGTCCGGTCAGGTTTTATCGGAATTGGTACGCGACACGCAGCACGACCCGAAGGCGTTGCAGTCTGTACGCAATGCGTATTTTGATTGGCTATCTCCGGCAAAGGGGATGCACAGCGTTCCAGACGCGAAGGCGTTTATTGATAATTGGGAAAAGACGCGGGAAGCCGTCACCAAGTCTGGGCTAATGACGCCAGAACACGCGGATACGTTTGAGAAGGTATCGAAGGACGTTCTGGCGGCGTATCAGGCAGAGCCAAGCGCGATTAAGCGTTCTGGCGAAAGCATTGCCTACATCGCCGGCTCGGTATTTGCAAACAAGGGTTACGGTGCGGCGCGTGGTTATAAGATGCTCTTTAAGGACGATAGCCGAAATATCCGAGCAGAGAATGCGTTGATTGACGGAATGATGAAGTTATCCGCAGACCCCGAAACCGCGAAGTTACTGGCATCGCCACCGACACCGGAAAACATCAAAAAGCTATCCTTGAAGCTGCCGCCCGATTTGGCGCAAACGATTGTGCCGATGATTGCTAGATCTGCCGCGCAGAAACCGCAGGAAGAAAAGCCGTCGCAAAAGATTGCCAACCCCTTTGGGGCTACCGGAGTGGTGAAATGAATTTCTTGTTTACCTCAATAATAGCAACAGGAAAACTTTGGGCGGCAGATGGCGTCTAAAAAAAAAGCGGGAATTGATCCTACATTGGAAAAGGCTATCGGTAAATTGCTTAAGGAAGTAATGGCAAGTACCGAGGCGACAATTACCGACAAAATGAAAGTGATTGATCGGGCCTTGAAGTTGGAGGCTATCAAGCAGAAAATGGGTGACGATACCTATGGCAGCGGGTTTTTTTCGGAAGATAGTAATGACGACCAACAAGGGGGCTAAATCAAATGGACGAAAAGCAAGTCAGGGCAATAATGATGTTTATTGCAGCGGGAACGAAAATTCTGTCTGCGCGTGTGGTGTTGATGCTGGCGCTGTTTATGACGTTCGGGCTTTTTGCGTGGGCGATGTATCTGCCGACGCCTGAACGGATAGCCGCCGCAACGCTTTTTACCTTGCTGGTATTTTTGCCGTCAATCAAGGCCGATTCAAAGCAGAACGAGGCAACAAAGCAAACACAAGGAGAATGAGTTATGGCAAGCCCAAGCATTAAGAAATCGCAACCGGCGCAAATTACCGGAACAACCGATTCGATGACAAACAACAAGGCCAATATCAGGGATCGTACTGCGGTTCCGGTGCGGGCGCAGGTTCCGGATGACGCAAACCACGATCAATCTTACCGGAATTGGCAACCCGGCAATCTTCGGCCCTATACCGGCGTATTTGTTTTCAACTCGCGGAATCCTGATTCTGTCATGGTCAAAGGCCCAAATGCGTCGGTTGGCGGGAAACTTAACGGGATCGAAACCTGTTCTCCGTCGATGAACAGCAGCAGACTTTTCGGGAAAAACGGCTGGTCTAAATGAAGTGTTCTGACGAAGGGCTAAAACTCCTGTCGGAAAGGGAGGGGCTTGAACTTGTTGCTTATCCCGATCCGGCAACAGGTGGAGAGCCGTGGACAATCGGGGTTGGTCATACTGGCGGCGTGTCCGAGGGGGATACCTGCACAGTTGAGCGGGCAATGGAATGGTTGCGCCTTGACGTTCAGACTGCGGAAAAGGGTATCAACAACTCCGTCCGAGTCGGGCTAACGCAAAACCAATTCGATGCGTTGGTTTCTCTGGTGTTCAATATAGGCTGCGGCAACTTCAGAAATTCGACGCTGTTGAAAAAGTTAAACGATGAGGATGATGCCGGCGCTGCGGAACAGTTTTTAGTGTGGAAGTACGCCAATGGCAAGGTAATGAAGGGCTTAGAAATTCGCAGAAAATCCGAAATGGAGCAATTTATGAAAGCCGGAAATGATCCGGTTCCGAAATGGAGCAATTTATAAAATGAACCCGCTATTGCTTTCTGGAATATTTGATATTGGTAAAAGTCTAATTGACAGGTTTTTTCCCGATCCGGAAAAGAAAGCGGCGGCGCAGTTGGAATTGCTGAAAATGCAGCAGTCCGGAGACTTGGCGCAGCTTGCAGCAGACACCGATCTTGCGAAACTCCAAATTGGAACGAACATCGAAGAAGCCAAAAGCGGCAATTGGTTTATTGCCGGCTGGCGTCCTTTTGTCGGTTGGGTCTGCGGCTTTTCTTTGTTTTATGTGGCAATGGGTGAGCCTGTTGCTAGGTTTATAGCGCAAGTATGGTTTGGCTATACCGGCGCATTTCCGGCGATAGATACGAACATTACTATGCAAGTGTTGCTTGGGATGCTCGGGCTTGGCGCAATGCGCTCGGTTGAAAAGGTCAAGGGCGCGGAGGATCGGCGGTAGAGGCTTTGCAGGGGTGGGTTAAAAGTCTGCCGCGATAGGTTCTGCATCTTTCCGCAGCCAGCACTTACGGCAGACAAACTCACCTTTTCGCAAATCCCTGATCTCTGCAATCAGGCGGCGCACGTGATAGGGTTGGTGTGATTGGCCTTGACAGTAAATATCAGCCCATTCATCTCCGTCAGCATCTTGGTTAAAAAGATGCTCAATCTCC